ACAACTTTATCTTGACCAATCATCTTTGTTGCATTGATATAAGATTTTGCTAACGCATCTATCTCTGTAAACTTTTCAATGTTAGGATCGTTTCTATACGCTTCGCTTATAGATTCTTTCCATGATGATGTTGTCGTTGTGGTTGTTGTTGTAACTTCTGGTTTTGTTTCAGTAGTTGGTTCTGTTTTTGGTGTTACTGTTTCTGTAGGTGTCGTTGTTTCTACAGGCACAGTTTCCTGTGTTGTCTGTTCGCTTGACATGATTATTTACCTTTTTCATTTTCGTTTTGCAGCATTGATTTAATAAATAGAAGAACGCTGCGTTGTCCTTCCATGTATGCACTCTCATGGCTATCACCTTTTACATTAGTGGTAGAATGATAATGACATCTTTTCTCAAGATCAGCTAAGACTCGTTTGCCTTCTGCTGTATTGAATATGGTTTTATAATTTACTTTTAACCCTTCTATTAATTTTTCTAATTGTTTTGTTTCTGACATATTATTCCACGTCTGCATTTGCTACAGCTCTTGCCTCTTCAGGCAATGCTTTCGCTAGTGGTGCTATATCTCCTCCTGCTTTAGCAACTTGTTGTAGTTGTTGCATCTGTTGCATTTGTTCTTGTTGTTGTGCTTGTTGCTGTCTTTCAGCATTAACTTGACTTTGTGTTTTTAATATTTTTTGCGGTACACCTACAATGTCTGCCAAGTGTTTCACAAGGTTATCAAAGTTTACATAATCAAATACTGGTGCTACATTTGCAAGACTACCTAGTATTTCTACTGCTCTCATAATAGATTGTAACTCTGTAGACTTTTGTGCTTTAGCAAGTGGAGATACATATTCTATTTCTACATCTCTACCTGATAAAAAGTCTGGTGCTTGTGGTAACATATTGTTTCTAAGTAATACAGCAAACACTCTATCAATTAATGGTTTTAATAATTCTGATTGTAATCTACCTAACACAGGTCCTAACAATCTCATCTTCTCTTCGTTTCTTTGTATAACTTCTGTTGCTGTCATTTGTGGACCTTGTTGCATCATCAACTGATTTACATAAAACACAGCTCTAATACTTTCTCTTCTTTGCTGTTCCATATTTAAACCTAGTGGATTGTTTGCACCAATGTTTAGTGGTTCGATTCTATCTCTTGTACCTGATCTGTAAAAATTTAATCCACCTGGTACAGTTCTAACTGGTAATAAGAAACCATCATCAGGAACTAATAGTGGTGGGTCTACTTGTTTCTGTGCAGCTTTGATAGTTGTCTTAGACATTTCATTTAACATCTTAACATCTGGCAATGCTGTCATTGCAGGTGATCTACCATAGATTTCATTTGATGCTTTTAAGTATCTTGGTACAACAAATGGAAACTCTCTAAATCCACCCACAGATAATTCATTACCATTCTTGTATTCCATATACACAGATTCAAATGGCATATTAGCTTTATCTTTTTTCTTAGGATTAAAATCTGTTCTTGGATAAACTGCGTGTAGTATTTCTATTTCTTCGTAAGGATCTTTCTTTGCTTTTGTTTGCACATCTGCACTTACTGTTTCACCAAACTTTTGTATTGCAGCTCTAGCTGATATTTTAAATTTTCTATAGATCGTATCTATTCTACCTTTATCATTCTCTGCAATAAATACTTCATTGATATGTCTTGTTGAAAATTTAATAATATCATCATCATCTTCTTCAATAAACATTGCTGCTGTACCAAATGTTATAAGGTCATGGTACAATTCAAATATTTCTTGTTGAAAGTTTGATCTATTAAAAGCTGTGTACATTGCGTCTGTAGATGCCTCTAACCAAAGTTTTGCCTCATCTTCATTTTCTATTTCTTCATCTTTGAATCTCAAAGTAAACCAAGGAGTAGAAGGATTTGTGAGCATACCATGTAGTGATGCAGCTAAAAGTTCTACTGCTTGTATGGGTGATGAGTCAAAGACTTGTTCCATTCTTTTATCACCTCTAGCTCTTCGTTTAGTTACGTCTGCTTTTCTTGGTTGCATATAGTCTGCAACTTCCTGCCAATGAGTTTCCCAGTTTTCTCTTTGACCTTGCAATCTATCAAATCGTGATAGCAATCCTTTTGTTAAATCTGTTTTTGCCATTACTGTCCTAATAAACTTCTACGACCTAATGTTAGTGTTTGATCTTCAACACCTTTAGGTCCTGTTAATATTGTAGTTGATCTACCTCTAGCTTTAGTCTTTCTTGAATCATAACCATCCATACTTGTTGCTGTTGCCTGTGATACTTCTGGTGCAGTTGGAGTTATAGTTGGAGCAGGTGGTGGTGGCGGAGGTGCAGGTGGTTTTGGTCTAAATACTGATCCCATAATATTTCCTTATCCCCATACAGTTTCTGATTTTGTTTCAGAAACTGTTTCGTTAATTTTTTTTACTTCTGGTTTTTTAACTTCGTTTTCAAAAGTTTTATCTTCAGCTAATACTAAAACTTCTTCAACCTTTTTAGGTTTTGCTTTCGCTTTCGCTTTTGCCTTTGATTTTTTTTTAAAAATTTTTTTTATTCCTTCTAACATTATGATCCTAATAAAGTTTTCTTTTCTGTTTCAGCTTCTTCTTCTACACCTAGTGGTCCAGTTAATATTGTAGACCTTCTACCTTTTCGTTTTCTTTCTATCTCTCTTTGCTCTGCCGCAATTCTGTCTTTTTCTTCTTGAGAGACTTCTGCCGAAGGCGGTTCTGGCAAAGGTTGAACTGGTGGTAGCGGTGGCATTTTTGGTCTAAATAATGATCCCATAATTATAAAATCCTGTATTCATTATCTGCTACACTTTGTGGAGCTGATTGTCTAGTATTAATTTCTTGTAGTCCAACAGACAAGTAACGCATAGCATCACAAGCGTGTGAACTCCAATCATGTACAGGTTTTGATCTGAACATTCTATTCTTATCAATATACTTCCTGTGGTAATGTCTTAACGCATCTATCAACTTTTTGCAATGGTCAGTATCAATCCAACATCTAGGCAGAGTCATTGTGGTTGCGTGTATACCATCTTCTAATGGTATTTTTGGTACGACCTTGAACCTAACTCCTAATTGGTAGGCGACCTCTCTCCTGGTCTTGCCATTACTGAAATCTGTAACTTCTATGTCGTGTGGTGCAAAATGATCTTTGTAAACATAATCTTTATCTTTTATAATCTGCACATAGTGTGGTAATCCTTGACCTCGTTCCTCATGGTAATCAATAATGTTTACTGATCTACCTAACTGTTGAAAAAATATTATGGCACTATGATCTGATACTCCAAGATCCCAACTTGTAGACACAGGTAGACTTGGGTCGTATGGCACTCTTGTTAGTTGCTTTTGATCTTCCATCTTTGCCAAGACATCTGAATATACTGCACCTTCTATGTTTGCTATCCAATCACATTCAAACTCTTGCAGATACTTCTTATCTCCCATAACCTCTTTTGCCTTGACTAATTCTTCATCATCTACAATCTTTGTCTCTGATGCTTTTGCCTTGTAGTTAAACCAATCATCAGCTCCTTGTGCATGTTGATATAGTTCATAGAAGTTATTGTTCATGCCTTGTGGTGTACCAATAAATACGCAGTAACCTTTTCTATCTGATAGTGCAGGTCTAATTATTTCAGGAAACAATCTTTCGTTTACATTTGCGTATTCATCAATCACACAACCATCAAGGTATATACCTCTCAAGCCATCTGAGTTCTCTGAACCTAGTAATGTTATTCTGCTGCCATTCGGCAAATCCACACGCAACTCTGTTTCGTTAAATTTTGTATAAGGTATCTTTGCTGTAAACTGTTTCATGTAATCCCAAGCAATACTTTTCGCTTGTTTGAAGGTGGGTGCTATATAGGCATACCTAGGATTCTTGTTTTTGGACAGCAATGCTGACCTAATTAAATGATTAATCATGCATACTGTTTTGCCAAACCTTCTATGACAAACTAATACATTCCATCTGTTCTCTGATATTTTTTTATGTAGATATGCTTGGTGTTTTCTAGGTGTGTAGGGTATTTTAATATCCATATCTAGTGTATCTTTTTGCTAGGCATACTATCTACAGGTTCAAAATCAAAGCCAACACATAGCATAACATAGTTAATAAACAGGGTTGATGCTAGTTCATTAGGAAAACCAACAAACTTAATTATGACATCATTGTTATTTTTATCAACATAAGCAACTGATTCTACATCTTCTAGGTCAAAAGGCTTCATATACTATATCTAGTTTATTATTGGTGGTCTGGCAATAAGCGAATGTGTGTGTGGATAAGGGAGTCCTCGAGTCCCATGTATATATATATAATAACATGCGACTGCATTGTGGGGTATACCCCCTATAATCAATGTCAAAAATGTAGGTTATACTGTGCAATATTACTAATGATAATTTATGATTAACACTAGTTATTCCTATAACTATTAATTATCGGAAATAGATAGGTCAGTATTATTGACCGAAGTTATAACGCTAACGCCAGACGTGGCGTTGTATAAAAGAATAGCAAGATCCATTACAATTATATTATGAATTATTATTTCAAGATCGCACAAAAAAAACCCCTAATAAAATTAATCATCAGGGGTTTAATTGTTTATTATTAATTATCTTTTAATATTTCTTTTTAAATTATTGACAGCTTTTTTATATGCTTTGTTTGGTTCAATACTCATTAGTCCACTATCAATAAGTTTTTGAATTTCTGGACTAGCTGCAAACTCTTCAACACTTATTTGTTTTTTAAAAGGTCCAACACATTTTTGAGCTTTTAAAATATCTGCTGCATTTATTTTTATTGTCATATTATCCTTTTTGTTTATTTGTTTAATCTCTTTATATA